TCTTCCGATCTCTCCCTGACACAGTCCGAGATTCACCAAGACAGTCCCTTTAAGACCCGACCTAGTGCGAGTCAATGACAACTAAGACCAAGAAGTCCAAGCCGCTACGAGGGGCACTTAAACCAAGGCTTCATAGTCCATGGTTGAAGGGCGAAACTAAGGGCACACTTGTTGCAGAGCTTGCTGAACGCATCGGGCAGCCACTTCTCGACTGGCAAAAGCTGATCCTTGATGACATGTGTACCGTGGACAAGAATCAGATGTTCATCCGTAAGACAAACCTGCTCTTAATCGCTCGTCAGTCAGGAAAGAGCCATCTAGCGCGTATGCGCTGTCTAGCAGGGCTGTTTATGTTCGGTGAGAAGGACATTCTGATCATGTCCTCTAATAGAGCCATGGCGATGAAGTCCTTTAACATCATGGCAGACATCATTGAGCGTAATGACTGGATGCGGGCACAGCTTAAAGATGGAGACCCTAAGAAGGGCATCCGTAGGACTAATGGCGATGAACGCATCATCCTTGCTAACGGAGCGCAGCTAGAAGTGGCAGCGGCAACCTCTGACGGCGCAAGAGGCAGGTCAGCCGATTTCCTCTGGATTGATGAATTACGAGAGGTGTCCACGGCGGCGATGGATGCTGCTAAGAGCGTGACACTAGCTCGCATGAACAGCCAGCGACTATTTACTAGCAACGCAGGTGATGCTTATAGCACAGAGCTTAACAATCTGCATGCGGCTTGCCGAAACTATCCACCTAAGAGCCTTGGCTATTACGAGTATTCTGCACCTGACTTCTGTGACATCTGGGATCGTAACGCTTGGGCTATGGCTAACCCCTCCATGGGTTACTTGATTAGCGTAGAAGCCATTGAGGAAACAATTGCATCATCTACACCAGATGCAGCTCGCACAGAGACCTTGTGTCAGTGGATCTCGGCGTTAAATTGTCCTTTCAGCACTGAGATACTTGAAAACAGTTCAGACTCAGATCTTGAAATGTCAGTTGGTGCTTATACCATCTTTGGCTTTGATGTTTCGCCTTCTAGGCGTAACGGATCACTTGTGGCTGGTCAATTGCTCCCAGATGGTCGGATCGGTATTGGCATCTTAGAGACTTACAGCTCACAGGTAGCCATTGATGAGTTAAAGATGGCGGCTTCTATTAAGGCTTGGTGCGACATTTACAAGCCCCGCTTAGTCTGCTTTGACAAGTACGCCACTCAAACGATTGCAGACCGCTTAACTAATAGCGGCGTAGTCTGTGAGGATGTTTCAGGGCAACAGTTCTACAAAGCCTGTGGAGACCTACTAGAAGGATTGACCAATCTTAGGGTTGTTCACAATGGCATGAAAGAGCTTGTAGAGCAATTTCAGAACACAGCGGCAAAGACTAACGACTCAGCTTGGAGGATTATCAAGCGCAAATCTTCTGGAGATATTAGCGCTCCTATTGGTCTGGCGATGGTAGTTTCCAAGTTAATGATTCCTCAGCCTAAGCCACAGATTTATACTTAGACACGCCCATACCACATTGTACAATTACTTGACAAATGGTATCCTTTATGACTATGGGTCTATTTCGCAAAACTGAAGCAATCAATACTGATCAGCGTTCATCGCTTTTAGCGCAATACGCCCCTCAAATTATGGGAGAAAATCTTAACTCCCTTTATAACTACATCATGCCCCGCGTTCAACGCAACGAGGCGATGTCTGTTCCATCCGTAGCTCGATGCAGAAACCTTTTAAGCGGAGTGGTGGGAGACTTGCCACTCAACTTGTATCGCAAGTCAACAGGTGAAGAATTGGGAAACCCAATCTGGGTTGATCAACCTGCAATTAATCAACCGCGTTCTGTAACAATGGCGTGGACTGTTGACAGTCTGCTCATGTATGGTGTTGCTTATTGGCAGGTTACAGAACTGTATGCAGAAGATGGCAGACCTGCTCGCTTCAAGTGGATACCAAATGTAAAAGTAACTTTCGAGACTGATCTCTATGGTATGGAGATTACTCAATACTACATCGATGCTGTTGCAGTACCAATGTCAGGACTCGGATCACTTGTAACATTTCAAGCCTTTGATGAAGGTATCCTAGAGCGCGGATCTGAAACAATTAGAGCTGCAATTGATTTAAGAAAGGCAGCAGTGATTGCTGCATCTACTCCAATGCCTAGCGGAGTGCTACGCAATAACGGAGCAGACCTAGATCCTAAAGAGGTTGCAGGATTACTTGCAGCATGGAAGAACGCTCGCAATAACCGAGCAACTGCTTACCTAACATCTACTCTTGAATACCAGCCAACATCATTCTCACCTAAAGACATGATGTATGACGAGGCACAGCAATTCCTTGCAACAGAGATTGCTCGCCTTTGCTCAATTCCTGCTTACCTGCTTAGCGCAGAAGCAAATTCATCGATGACTTATGCAAATGTGTTAGATGAGCGCAAGCAGTTCTACTCTCTATCTGTCGCTCCATATGTCAATGCAATTCAGGATCGCTTGTCAATGGATGACATCACAGCTCGTGGTAATGCGGTTAAGTTCGATGTGGACTCATCATTCTTAAAGACAGAACCAATGGATCGATTGCTAGTAATTGAAAAGATGTTATCTCTAGGCTTAATTACAGTAGAGCAAGCGATGGAGATGGAAGATCTAACGCCTAACGGCAGTGAAGGAATAGAATAATGGAAAACCAAGTAATCACCTTCTCCTCTGGGCTTATTGCCAATGTTGAGGAACGCTTAATCTCAGGCAAGATCGTGCCAGCAGGAACAGGCGAAGTGGGCAACACTTCAGCAGGTAAGGTTGTCTTTGAGAAAGGTGCAATCGCACTTCCAGAAGATCCTAAAACTGTCAAGTTGCTTAATCAACATGACTCACGCCAGCCATTAGGCAAGGCAACACAATTTACAGAGCAAGAAGATGGCATCTACGCATCTTTCAAGGTGTCACGATCTAATCGTGGTACAGAAGCTCTTATCCTTGCAGAAGAAGGCTTGCAAGCAGGTCTATCTGTAGGAGTAGAAGTTATCAAAGCAAAGCAGAAGGGCAACATCATGGTTGTCTCTGCCGCTAAATTACTAGAGGTTTCATTGGTAACCGAGCCAGCATTTAAGTCGGCTCAGGTTCTCGATGTAGCTGCTGAGGAAACTCCAGAGGCAGTAGAAGAAGAAATCACACCAACAGAAAGCGAGACAGCTGTGGAGAATACTCCAGAGACAGTTGCAGCACCAGCAGTAGAAGCAGCAGCGGTTGAAGCTGCTCGCCCAACTGTAGTGACAGCAACTACATTCGTGCGTGAGCGCGTTGCTCCAATTTCAGGAGCGCAATACCTAGAAGCAAACATCAAGGCAGCACTTGGTGATGACGAGGCTCGCAGAGTAGTACGCGCAGCAGATGACTCAACATCAACAAACACTGGTCTTACACTTGCACCACACCTAAACACATTCATCACAGACACCTTCACAGGTCGACCAGCATTCGAGGCAGCAACCCGCGCTGCTCTTATTGACTCAGGCATGAGCTTCACTGTCCCACGCTTGTATACCAATAATGCAACTCCAGATGTTGCACCTACAGTTGCAGACACTAACGAAGGTTCAGCACCATCTGAAACAGGCATGACATCTGCTTATGACACAGTGAGTGTTAACAAGTTCTCAGGACTACAGCGCGTATCATTCGAGCTTGTAGATCGTTCATCTCCTGCCTTTATGGAACTCATGATGACAGAACTTCGCAAGGCTTACGAGAAGGCTACAGATGCAGCACTTCTAGCAGCGTTCATCGCTGATGGAACTACAGCAGCAACTACAGCAGCAACAGCAGCGGGTCTACAATCTTTCATTAGCGTTGAAGGTGCTGCAGCGTACAAGGGAACTGGCGGAGATTTCGCTAACAAGCTTGTTGCTTCAACAGATCAATGGGCTGCTATCACAGGATACGCAGACACAACAGGTCGCGCACTTTACTCAGCACAGGGTGCAACATACAACGCAGCAGGTAACGCAGTAGCGACATCTGTTCGTGGAAATGTACTCGGAACAGATCTGATCGTGGATCACAACATCGCTGCATCTGGCGTAATCGATAACTCAGCGTTCTTGGTTGCACCATCATCTGTCTATGTCTGGGAGTCACCACAGACACAGCTTCGCGTCAATGTTCTAACATCTGGCGAGATCGAGATCAACCTTTACGGATACTTGGCAATCTACCTTGCTAAGTCAGGTAAGGGTGTTCGTAAGTTCAACCTAACTTAATAAAAACAGGTAACTAAGTACGCTCTGAGGGGTAGTAGCCCTCTACCCCTCAGAGTCTTTAGAAAGGAAATCATGGCACTAACTACAGTCGCAGAACTCCGCACCACTCTCGGTGTCGGTACGCTGTACCCAGATGCCACTTTGCAAGAAGTCTGTGATGCAACAGATGCAGTTCTACTGCCTATGCTCTGGACTAATGTTGTCTATAACATCGCTCATAGCAACACAGCAACAACAGGAACTCTTTACTTTGATGACAAGGTAGAGAAAGTATTCTATGTTGGTCAGACTGTTGTCATTGGTGGCAACGGAGCGAAGTTCAATGGATCAAAGACTCTCACTGGAGTAGGCGATTACAACATCACCTTTAACATTACTGGCAACAACAACACTCCGGCAGTAGAGCATCCAGTCCTACCTTTTGGCACAGTAACAGCAGACACTTATGTCGACTGGTCTACTGATGCAGCAATCCAGCAAGCAGCTTTGATGATATCTGTTGAAATCTGGCAGAGCAGAACCGCCACCCTTTCGGGCGCGAACCTCGTAGATTTCCAGCCAAGCCCTTATCGAATGAGCGCACAGCTCCTCGCTAAGGTGCGAGGATTGATCGCACACGCACTAGCACCTACATCGATGGTTGGCTAATGCCAGTAGCAATCACCACACTCCGCACCACTTTAGCGACTGCTCTAGTCAACAATGCTAAGTGGCAGACCTTCGCCTTTCCACCTGCAACAGTCCTTGCTAACTCTGTGATTGTGTCTCCAGATGATCCTTACTTGACACCTACAAACAATCAACACATTGGCATTAGTCCGATGGCTAATTTTAAGATCGTGATGACTGTCCCACTCTTTGACAATGAGGGAAACCTTAACGGCATTGAGGACACTGTATGTAGCGTGTTCGCACTACTAGCAGCATCATCTTTGACCTATAATGTAGGCGCAATAAGCGCACCTAGTGTTCTCAACGCGGCAAGCGGAGACTTGCTCAGCTGTGAGATGTCCGTATCAATCCTAACGAGTTGGAGTTAATTATGTCCGATTGGGAAAAAGAGAACGAAGCCTTTCTGATCAAGATCGGACAGGTTAAGCCAGAAGCACCAAAGCCAGCACCTACCAAGAAAGACGAGGAATAATCTCATGGCTGTATTTCTAAATAACAATGTCGGTGTGAAGATTAATTCTGTTGATCTTTCAGACCATGTAACAGCAGTAACAATCAACCGCACATTCGATGAGCTTGAAGTAACTGCTATGGGTGACTCATCACACAAGTTCGTAAAGGGCTTAGAGTCATCAACTGTAACAATTGACTTCCTTAACGACACAGCATCTGCAAATGTATTGGCAACACTACAAGCTGCATGGGGAACAACTGTCACAGCAGTATTCCTACAGACAAAGGGAACAGCAGTCTCTGCTACTAACCCTCTTTACACTGTCTCACTTCTAGTTAACAACACCACAGACATCAATGGTGCTGTGGGTGACATTGGCACACAGTCAATCACATTCACTGCTAACTCAACTGTTGCAGTAACAACAACAGGCACATTCTAAACAACTAACAAAGGGGCTAACCATGGCAAGACTAAAGATCGTTCGTACAGATGGAAGCGTATTAGAAGGCGAGATCACTCCAGCAGTGGAGTACTCATTCGAGCAGTACGCTAAAAAGGGTTTTCATAAAGCTTTCCGCGATGAGGAAAAGCAATCGGATGTTTATTGGCTTGCATGGGAAGTCACTCGCAGATCAGGTGAGTCTGTTAAGCCTTTCGGGATTGACTTCATTGAGACATTGAAAAGTGTTTCAGTGGAGGACTCAGACCCTTTAGCTTAAAGCGCGATCTTCCGTTCACCTACCTAATTGCTAGGCTAAGCATTAGGTTAGGGATCGCGCCACAGCAATTACTAGAACTAGATCGCACAATGCTCAACGCATTGTTTCAAGGTCTTACAGACGAAGCGAAGGAGACAGCAGATGCCCACAGAAGTAAAAGGCGGCGTTGAGCTTCGCAAAGCACTAAGACAATTTACTCCAGATCTAGCTAAAGAAACACAAAAAGAATTAGGAGCAATCCTCAAGCCAATTACAAATAAAGCTAGAGGGTTCATCCCTGCAACATCTCCTCTAAGCGGTTGGCAAAACCAAGGTGGCGGAGGATGGTCTCGGATTGCATGGTCATCGGGAGATGCTAAGCGTGGCATTGGATACAAGGCAACACCATCTAAACCTAATCGCTCAGGTTTCAGATCTCTTGCTCGTATTGTTAATGCTTCTCCTGCTGGATCAATCTATGAAACTGCTGGTCGCTTAAATCCACAGGGCAGACCACAGGCTAAGTTTCGTGAAGTTAGAATACCGAGCAGTAACCCTGCTATTGGTGAGCATCGCTATACAACTAGCACTAACGACAAGTTCGGCAAGAGCAATAACCCTAACGCTGGCAAGCAGTTTATTGATGCGTTAGATGGCACAGGCAGAATTGTTAATGCTTACAAAAGAGAGCAAGGGCAAGCAGGTCGCGCTTCTCGTAAGATGAAGGGTAGAGCGATCTTTCGAGCATGGGCAGAAGATGGCGGAAAGACTAACGCTGCTGTAATCGCTGCAATTCAGAAATCTAAGATTGAGTTCGAGAAAAGGACAAGGGTGCGATAATGGCGGCAGATGTAAGAATTGACATAGCCGCTGAGTTCACTGGCAAAAAGGCATTCAAGCAAGCTGAGACCTCAACGGAAAAACTTACTAAAGGTGTCAAGCGATTAGCTGGTGCAATAGGTATTGCTTACTCAGGGCGGCAGATAATTTCCTACGGTAAGGCTTCTGTTAAAGCAGCAGCAGCAGATGAGAAGGCGCAACAACAATTAGCCTTAGCATTAAAGAATGTAGGACTTGGACGAGATGCGGCAGCTTCTGAGGATTACATCCAAGCATTACAAAGTGAGTTCGGCATTGTCGATGACAAGTTACGCCCTGCCTACCAGACCCTTGCAGTAGCCACACGCGACACAGCAACAGCGCAAAAACTCCTTAACCTATCCCTAGACATTAGCGCCTCAACTGGCAAGGAGTTAGGTTCGGTGACAGCCGCGTTAAGTCGCGCATACCTAGGGAACAACACATCACTCTCTAAACTCGGTGTAGGTATCTCTAAGGCAGATCTAAAGGCTAAATCTTTCGAGGAGATTACTTCTCAATTAGCAACGACCTTTGCAGGATCAGCAACAGCGGCAGCCAATACCTTGCAGGGTTCGATGGACAAGTTAACTGTCGCTTCTGCTAATGCTTCTGAGATTATTGGCACAGGCTTAATCGATGCGCTCAAAGGCTTAGGCGATGATAACTCTGTAGATGATCTTGCTAAATCAATGCAGAACACTGCTATCTACACAGCAGATGTAATTCGTGGCATTGGTGTATTAATTGAAAAGGTAAAAGGACTTGGTGGACTGGACTGGGGCTTCGCGCTCGAAATGGGCAACAAGTTCTCTGTCTTAGGTTTACTCAACAAGTCAGGTAAAACTTCTAGAGGCGGTGCAGGTGGATTTCCTCAAGGCGCACCTGCTGATCTAACAAGGCAATTTGCAAGTCCTCAAAGTAAGTCTTTGACAAGTTCTCAAACTAAAGTACAAAAAGAACTGCTTAAGATTAACAAGGAAAGCCTGAAGATTGCTAAGGCTAAAGCAACTTTTGACTTAGAGAAGATCCAGATCGAGGCAGCCCTTAAAGGTAAACTCTCTGAAGAAGATCGCATCCGCTTAAAGTTACTTCAAGCAATCGAAGAAGAAAACATTAGCAATGTTGAGAAGTACCAGAAAAGACTGGAAGAAGCTCAGGAAAAGACTAAAGAACTTCAAGCCCTTCTAGATAAGGTCAAGTCAGTACAGGTCGCAGATCCTTTCAGCACATGGAAAGTAGATCCTGTTGCTACTGCCATCAATGGATTAACTACCGCACTCGGTGAAGTACGCACAGGCATGACCTCCACAGGTGTTGCTTGGTCAGAAGTAGCAGCCAAGATTGCGGCTACTGAAGTTAAGCCTAACCTCACACAATGGTCATCAACTTTCAAGATGGCAAGTGATGAGGCTGAGTCAGCAGTGGAGACCGCAGTGGCAGCCCTTGGTTCAACTACAGATGCTGCGACTCAAGCTGCAATAGCAGCATCTGCCGCAGCGGTTGCCGCTGCTAACGCTGCTCTTACCTCTACTTCATCGACTGCAACTGAGGCAATCGGTGCATCGACTACTACTGCTACAAACACCACAGTCCTAGCAATTGCAGAGTCAGGCTCAGCCACAGCAAGCACAATTATTGAGACCTCACAAGCAGCAGCCGATGCTCTGGATAAACTCTACGAGGACTCAACCACAGCTCTTAACAATGCAACAACAGCAACTACTACAGATTTCATGGCTACATCTTCTGCTGCTCTAGCAAGCCTCAAAGACATCCTAGCCGCACAAGCAAATGATTATGCAGCAGCGGCAGCGGCAGCAAGCGCACAAGCGGCAGCCGATGCAGCAGACCTAGCAGGTGCAGGTAGTGCTGGAGGTGGAGTCAACATCACTGTGAACACAGGCGTAGGAGATCCTAACGCTATTGCAGAGGCTATTCAGCAAGTCTTAATCGATGCAGGAAATCGTGGCACTCTTGATGTATTGGGCATCGATTAATGCCTTGGCTACCAGAGTGGCGTGTGACTGTTAATGATGATGTCTATACCAATGTCACAGCAGTATCTTTTGCATCTGGTCGCTTAGACATCGACCGCCAGCCTACCGCTGGCTATTGTCGAGTACAGATCATCAATACAGATGGCTCACCTTTTACCATCAATGTCTCAGAGACAATCACATTAGAGCTTAAGAACTCATCTGGCACTTATGTCACTGTATTCGGTGGCGAGGTCTCAGACTTCTCCATCGGTGTCAGAAGCCCAGAGGAAACAGGCTTCATCACGGTCGGCACTGTGTTAGGCGTAGGAAGCCTTGCAAGGCTCACTAAGGCTGTTTATAACACTGCCCTAGCAGAAGGCTTAGATGGCGCACAGATAGCCGCTATCCTAGGCTCAGCCCTTTCCTTGCCATGGTCACAGGTAACACCTACCCAGACATGGGCAACCTATCCTGCAACTACCACATGGGCTAACGCTGAGACCAGCGTAGGTACAGTCGACTCAGGCTTCTACACCATGATTGCCCTTGCAGCTTCTGCTTCTGCTAAGTCAAATACTCTGGCAGATCAGATTGCTAACAGCGCACTAGGTCAACTCCATGAGACCAAGACAGGCTTAGTCGATTATGACGATGCAGACCATCGCTCTAACTATCTTGTGGCTAATGGCTACACCAATTTAGATGCTAACTACGCATCCCCTAACACCATTCGCTCAACTACCCAGACTAACCGCATCCGTAACAGCCTGATCTACCGCTACTCCACAGCCTACGGATCTACCTACACTGCATCTAATAGCGACTCTGTAGCAACCTATGGACTCTACGAGCGATCTTTTGACTCTAACATCAAGAACCTAGCAGACATCGATGACATCGCAGCTAGAGAGTTAAACCTACGCGCTACGCCTAGAGGCTCACTAGAGACCATTACCTTTAGACTTGATAACCCCAACATGCCTACTGTTCTACTTGACCGCCTTATCAATGCATTCTTTGGTCAGCCTGTCCTTGTGCAGAACTTACCTTCTAACATGCTTGGTGGGTCTTTCGGTGGCTTTGTGGAAAACATAGTCATGAACGCGACACCTACTTTTGTGGACTTAACCCTCTACATCTCAGCAACAGACTTCTCACTATCAACAACACAATGGCAGACAGTCACTCCATCCTCTCTAATCTGGACAGGCGTGAGTGGTACACTTACATGGACTAACGCGATCGGAGCTTTAACCTAATGGCAACAGTAACTACTAACTACGGGTTCGACATCCCACAATCGAGCGACCTTGTAAAAGATGGTGCGACAGCGATTGCGCTCTTAGGTCAAGACATCGACACAGCCTTCGCAGGTCTTGTAGTCAACGCTCAAACAGGTACTACTTACACAGCAGTCAAGGCAGATGGTCTTAACTCAATCTGCACCATGGACAATGCTGCTGCTAACACTTTCCGCATCCCAACAGATGCCACTTATAACTTTCCAATTGGTACTACCTTGCTTGTCTACCAGAAGGGCGTGGGAGTAACTACTATCAACGCTGTAACTTCTGGCACTACTACAGTAGTCAGCGCAGGAGCAGTCGCAGCAGCTCCAGTCCTTGCTCGTTACAAGTCAGCAGCTTGCATTAAGATCGCTGCTAACTCATGGATCGTAGTAGGTGCAGTTGCCTAATGCTCAATTCATTAGTAGGGATTATCGCCTCTAGTGGTGGGGCGGCAGGTGGTACGGCTTACGAGTCTATTGCTTCTGTAACTGCAACGGCAGGAGCGACAACTCTTACATTTTCTTCTATCCCTAGCACTTATCAATCAATACAAATAAGAGGAATAGGTCTGGCTAACTCAGCAACTGCACTTAGTCTTGCTATAAGAATTAACGGCAGCACTACCGCCGCAAATTATACAGATCATGTGTTGGCTGGTAATGGCAGTACCGCTTATGCCTCTGCTTCTGTAAATGTAAACGGCTTTTGTTATCTTAATTTTGACTCTGCGAACACAACTGCACCGCTTGCGAGTATTATAGATATTCATAATTATGCTTCAACTACACAAAATAAGACATTGAGAACAATCTCAGGCGTTGATAAAAATGGTAGTGGTGAAATAGATTTATTTAGCGGATTATTTTCGTTAACAAACGCAATCACTAGCGTGACAATTCTCGCGACTGGTGGCGCTTTTAGCGCAACTTCAACCTTTGCTCTATACGGAATTAAGGGAGCGTAAATGCCAGCAACATACGAGCCAATCGCTACCACTACGCTAGGCAGCGCAGCAGCAAGCATAGCCTTTACTTCAATTACTTCTGCCTACACAGATCTTCGCCTAGTGGTAACATCACTTGCCAACGCTGGAACTATTGGCGGGTACATAATTTTTAACAGCGATACAGGAACTAATTATTCTTACACAAGAATGACTGGAAATGGTACAGCAGCATCCAGCACAAGAGTTAGCAACTTTACTCAGTTGAACACAGCCTTTTCAGGTAACGCAACCACTACGATCCCAATGCTTCAGACAGTAGACATCTTCTCTTATGCAGGATCAACAAACAAAACTGTACTGGTTACTAGCCAATCCGATCAGAATGGTTCGGGAGCGGTTGAAAGATCGTGCGGACTGTGGCGTAACACAGCAGCAATCACTCGCATTGATGTTTATCCTAACAGTGCAAATAACTTTGCCACAGGCACAACAGCCACACTCTACGGAATACTAAAGGCGTAACAATGGCTAACACATACACACTTATCGCATCTAATGTTCTCTCATCTAGCGCTTTTAGCGTTACATTTTCTGCTATTCCTGCAACCTACACCGATTTAGTTTTTAGGTGTTCAACCCGCACAAATGCGGCAGGTGTAGCAATAGATAAACTTGCATTTAGAACTGGGACAAACACTACAATTTATTCAACAACTATTTTAGAAGGTAACGGTGCAGCAGCAAGCAGTACCAGAG